GTAAGAGATCTATTAGATCTCAAAACTACGAAACGTAGACCTCAATGAGGTGATTACAAGAGGAAAACGTCAGACATATTCTCCGAAGGAGAAGTCTGATTCGTTGACTGTTCCAGTCAATGTACCAATGTTCAGATTTTTAATCCGAAGATTGGGGAGACCGATTGTCATCTCTTCTAGAAATGAACATTCAGTTTCGACTCCACGAATAACCGTTGGGAATTTCATGGAGCAATCATAAAGGAGTGGCCTTTCAGGCTCCTTCTTTAGGATTTTGATCATCTGCTCCTCGGAGAGGGTAGTATGACCACGAAAGGAGATTTCCCAATATTTGGCATATCTTCTTTTAAAGGTCTCAGTATTAAATGCTGAGGTCTTTGCCTGTCCTGACAGTATCTGTTTGAACAGGAACGGTCGAAGAACTTGATCTTCAATCTCTTCGAGCGTATACAGCTTAAACCCTCTAAGACGGTTTTGTTGCTGTTTGGCAGAGAGGTTGCTTAGCCCCCTCTCTACCACCCAATCTTCCCAAGGTCGTCCTAAGGACATTTCTTGGTAGATTCCCTGGAGATCTGGAATTATAAATTCCTTCACCAGTCCGACTTCGGACTCATCGAGTTCATAGCCGCGATAACTTACATTAGAGGTGAAACCTCTAAGTAAGCGTTCCCTCTCTCTACTTAAAGTACCAGAGAGGTAATCTAACAGATCTGACTTTGTCGGATCTGGAAGATGTATGCATAGATCAGGAACATCTTGATCCATCCATAATCCTAATCCCCCAAGATTCTTGGGTAGGAGTAGGTGCCAGTATACTCCACTGGAGCGATCTGGAAGTAAGGCCCCCATTCTTTGAAAGAAGCGGTCCCTAATCATAGATTTAAACTTAAAGTTATAGATCTGTGATGAAATCCACCTCAGGGTATTACCCAATGAAGTGGCTTTCCCAACAGCCGTATTACGGTCGTTGAATGTCTCATTACTCTTTGAGCAAGGAGACAATAGTCGTACCTTTATCGAATCGATATGGGGTGACGATACGTAGACCTCATGATCATCATTGATGGTTTTCGGAGTCCAATTTAGATTCCAGAAGTTTCTAACTTCTAGGATCTTTTCACAGAATTGAACGTGATTCACGCTAATTCCGTGTTTTGCCTTAGATATAATTGTATTACATCTAAGGTGATTAGCTGTTATTTTCCGGAGATACTCCGGAGGGCCGAACGCTATGTGATCGTCCCCAGCTACTGCATAACATCTCCAAGGTACTTGGACTGGTATGCTAAAATCGATTTTAAGATACTGTCTTATTGCGATTTCTTCTACCGCCAGATTTTCTAGCGTTAGAATAGTCTTTGCGAGAGGTTCTCCCATAAAGACTCCACTAGTTGAGAAGAAAACTTTGTTTAACTTCTCAGCTAGACATAAACGAGGAACTAGTAGTAGCTCGAATATTGTCTCGGCGAGTGGGGTTAGATAACCCAGGCCGTCGAGAAATCCCTTTAATAATCGCACAGCGACTATAGGAGGGATTGTGTCAGTAGCGCTTTTTAAGTCACTGCTGAGACACGCAAAGTCCGGCTTAAAGCCGTCCCTTGCGTTCCGGATCAGGTATAGGTACTGCCAAGCCTGATCCGTTCTCGCCATCCCAGCTTCTGCGGATGGGTGAGAAGAGAGGAAGCCACGTGTTACGTGAGCTAGACTCTGTTGCAACACATAGAGCCACCATGGCCCTGTGGTTACAATTCGTGCCTTCGACCCTGGTTCAGTGATCGTTAGCACGCGAAGAGGGATTCCCTCCTCCTGCAGCTCATTTTGCTTTGCAAGATAAGCACAGCAAAGGATTTGCTCACCGATGGTGTCATCAAATCCTTGAAAGAAGACTTCGAAACCAGCGATGGTCTCTTTGGTCCGTTCTCCGAACTCGTATTCAGGATAATCCTCATACGTTTCTTTTCTGCACCAAGTCCTCCATCGGGGGACTCCTTTCACATCTCGAAGAGTTGTAAAGGGCAGAATAATCTCTCCGTCTTCCTCTGGAATATAGGAGAGAATAGGTGTTATGGAATCTTTGATTTCCCTAGCTCTTCCCCCTTCGATCACTGATCGAGAGAAGGATCCGGCAGTGGCCAATGATATATGGGCATTGCCGATTGGACCGGTACCCGCTTTGCGGCATTTCCGGCCGATAATTCTTCCGGCCTTGTAAAGGTCGGTAAGAATAGTAGGATCAGGACTAAAAGTTCTGGTCGTAACAGACATAAACTCCTTCAAGGCTTTTATCTCTGTATTCCTGTCACCAGTCGGTAACTGGCGAGAGGAAATTAACTGAGAAAGATCTGTCAGAT